CCGCTACCTCATCGTCGACGGTCAGCGCGAGACCGTCGAGGAGTGGTTCGAGACTGCACTCCCCGGCGACGAGGTCGAGGAGCTACGCGAGGCTCTCGCCACCGCCGCCGTGCGCCTGAGCGGCGAGGACTGCGAGCTGCTCGCCTCCAACGGCTTCAAGATCGCTGAGATCCCGCTGGCCTACACCGAGGCCGACGAGGCCCGCGTTTTCGGCGAGTACAACGTTTTCGACGGAGGTCGCGACGGCATCTACAACGCGATCGCTGCCGAGTGCGAGGCGTGGGGCCTGACCGACGGCTACGCCAGCGTCTGGGAGACCCTCACCGTCCTCGAGGAGATCGGCGGCAACGTCGAGCGCTTCCTCGACTGATCCAATCATCGAGGCCCCGGGGCTCGCGCTCCGGGGCCTTCCCTACGATAGGAGACCACATGCCCCGCAACCCACTTACGCCAGTCGGTCTGCGCTGCCGACGGGAAGCCCTCGGCCTCAGCCGCGCTGACCTCGCTGAGATCCTCGACGTCAATGAGGGTACGATCCGGTCCTGGGAGATCGCGAAGAGCGAGCCGCGCGACCCTCTCGGCGTTCACATGGCCCTCGGCGCGCTGGAGGATGCCGCCCTCGAGTGCCTCGACGAGCTTCTCGCACCCATCGAGGATGAGGATGAGACCGTCCGCAGCCTGCCGACTGCACTCATCGCCTACTCCACACAGGCTGACTACGAGCAGCACACGCGCTGGGCGCAGCGCCTGCCTATCTCCGCCTATCGCGCCTGCGTCGGGCGCGCTTTCCAGCTCCTCAGTGATGACGACATTCCCGTCGAAATCGTCTCCCCCTACGACTGATAAGGACTGCATATGCCTACCGAGTTTCTCGGCACCGCCGCCGTGGCCGACCGCCTCGGTCTCACCGTCCCTACCATCCGCTCCTACATCCTCAAGGGCCTCATGCCCGATGCCGACGTCATCATCACGACCCCCTCCGGGCCGCTGCGCGGCTGGGCGCCCGAGACAATCGACGCGTGGCAGGCATCGAGGCCGGGGCAGGGAGCGCGCACCGATCTCACCAAGTAGCGCACATCACATTCAACCCCACTTGCACTATACGTCGGGGGCGATGTATAGTTGATGCATCGGGAGGGAACAAGCCCCCCGAACCTCAAAGAAGGAGAGACCAATGAACAACATCGAAACCGCCGAGCAGCTCGCCGAGATCATCGAGACCACCGGCTGCGACCAGCGCTACTCCACCATGAGCGACGTCTGCGACGCCGTATCCGATGCCCTCGGCGACTACGCCGACGAACACGACGTCGCGGCAATCGCCGGCGAGACGTTCGCCTGGTACCGCGCCTACGACCCCGAAGCCAATGTCGAGTACCTGCACGAGCAGGGCTACTACCAGACGGTGACCGACGACGACTTCTGGGCCGTCTGCGCCAACCACGCGCTCTGACAGAACGAAGAAGGCCCCGACCCCACAAGGGGCCGGGGCCTTCCCCCACAGCAGGAGACCACACCATGCGCCAAGACGTCGACGCCGTCATGACCAAGACCGAAGCCCGCGAACGCGGCTACCTGCCCACCGCCGAGGTGCCAGCCCTCCTCGGTGTCAAGCGTGATGTACTTCAGCTCTGCCAGACCATGCGCCGCGAGGGCCTGCGCCCTATCCGCGTCGGCCATGCCTACTGGTGGAGCGTCGCCGCTGTCGAGGCGTGGGCTGCTCAGCGCCGCTGGGTCCGCTCCCCAGGCACCCCGGCCAACCTATGCTCGGCCCCGGGGTGCGACCGCGACGCGATCTCACACGGCCTCTGTCTCATGCACTACAAGCGGGCGCGAGGCCCGCACGCCGACGAGCCCGCACCCCGCGTCGGCCAGCCCGTCGGCGCCGGGGTCTACGGACGCATCACAGAGGACGAAGAAGGACGGCTCATCTGCCACGAGTGCGGCAAAGCCTGCCTGAGCCTAGCCGCACACATCATGCGCACTCACGGCATGAGCGCCGCCGAATACCGCGAGGCCTACGAGCTGCCGCGCACAACGAAGCTCATCGCCGCCAGCCTCCGCGAGCGGACAGGGGCACGAGCAGCCAGCCCAGAGAACCTCGCTCGGCTCGCCCGCGCCCGCGACCCACAAGCAGCAGCCAACGCCCGCACTGACGACACATTCCGAGCCGTCAGCCGTGCCCAGCGACAGCGGTACGCAGCCCAGCCTGAATAGCGAGAGAGGCCCCACCCCGGCAGGGTGGGGCCTCTCAGCTGCTACGGATGCACACGTGACGGGAAGGACGCCATGAGGCCGGACGCGCCCTTATCGAGCGCCGTCCTCGCCTGTCCCTCGTTGGTGATGATGTGCGCGATCGTCGGCTTCCCGGTCGCGTTGATCCGATTCCACACGTCCGCGCTCGCGGACCACTCCATGCCGATCATGTCCCATGAGCCGAGGTCAGCCGCGGGAACTTCTGCGGGGTAGAGCATTGCCATTGTGCGGTATCCGCGTGCTTTCGCGCGCACCGCGCTCGTCCCCTTCGCGAAAATCTTCCAGATGACGCGGCGCTCTGGGTGCCCACCGAAAGCGGTGTCGAGGTACTCAAAGAGCCGTTCCTCGGCCTGCAGATCAGCAGTGTTTCGCTGGTCCTCAGATGACGTCGTTTTGTGGTCGATCGCGAGGACCACGTCATCTGGGATCTGGTCGACGATGTCGCGAAGCCGCATGAACGGCCCCGTTCCCTGTTGGAGTGTGCGCAGTGTGCTCCAGGGGGTAGACCAGATCGGCAGGTCCGTGCCAGGCACGGTCCTCGTCGTTTTCCAGTCGTGGATCGCGACGAATTCGGCGGGCTCTCCGTTCGGTCC